ACTTGGGCTTTAGATTATATCAAGACGAATCCTAAGGTTATAAGCAATATTAGGGAATGTGTAGTAAAATCGGATATCATTTATATAGCAACTGACCCTGATTTAGAAGGTGAGACGATTGCCTATAATATCAAAGATTCTATTGCCGATTTAATTAAAAATAAGAAGTGTTATCGCATTTCTTTTAATGAAATTACTGAAACGGCCGTAAAGATGGCTATCAGCAATCCCCGAGAGATTGATTTGAATATTGTCAATGCCCAAGAAACGCGAAGAATTGTTGATAGAATGATAGGATACAAAGTATCTCCTATATTATGGTCTAAGTTCAATAAAAATTATTTGAGCTCTGGGAGAGTACAAAATGCCGCATTAATTATGTGCATAAATCAACGCAATAAAATATTAAATAGCGAAATCTTACAGCGCTGGAATATTGAGTGTAAGTTTATATTTGACAAAAAGGACAAAAAGAGTTCTCTTATAGGCTCTCTAATAAACCACGATAACATAGATACAGTAGATATAGCAAGGAGTATTATGGAAAAGCTAAAAACTAATGCAAAATATTCTATTAAATACGATGTAAAAAATCACACAGTATCTCCACCACCTCCTTACACTACTACATCAATGCAGCAAGATTGTTATAATAAATACAAATGGAATGCCAAAATTACTATGAAATACGCTCAGGATTTATATGAAAATGGCCTAATCTCTTATATCCGCACAGATTCTGTTAACATCTCTAATGATGCCAAGAATATTATTATAAACTACATTAAAAATACTTATGACGCTTGCGCCGGAGCCGGAGCCGGCGAGGGCAAGTATGCTAAATATAGGAGCTTTAAATCAAAAATCAATAATGCCCAAGAAGCTCACGAGGCCATTAGAATAACAAATCCTACTATTATATCTTGTAATGGCACGGGCTCGCTATCAGCTAATCACGATAAGCTATATGATATGATAAGGAAGAGGACGCTTGCATCTCTTATGAGTGATGCGATTTATACTGATATAGTGATGCTTATGACTTCTTCGCTTAGCGAAAATAAGGAGTATTTATTTAAGAGCACCAGGTCATTTATGACATTTGAGGGATTCAAGATTGTATACGGGGAGAAAACGGAGGATTATGAAGAGTTTAAAAAGATGCTTGATAATAATCCCCTATGTTATTCATATGAATATAAATCAAATGGATTTATTGATAATATCCCTTCGCTATATAATGAAGTACAATTGATTAAACAATTGGAGAAGGAGGGTATTGGGAGGCCATCTACATATGCTTCAATTATAGATAAGTTGCTTGAAAAAAAATATGTGGAAATTGGGAAGAACCCTCAGCAAGAATATAATATAACGAGCTTCTTCAAAAAGAATAAGAGTGACGATATTATAACAGAAACTAAAAAGATTAACTTAGGGGGAAATAGTAAAGATTTATTGATACCTACTGAACTGGGAATTAATGTAATAGAGTATATATTTGATGTTATGCCGTATCTATGCGATTTAAAGTTTACATCCAAAATGGAGGATGACCTTGATGATATAATTAATATGAAGAACAATAAGAAAAATATCTTAGACGATATATATTCAAAAATTTCAAAGTCTCTTCAATCCTTACCGCCTGCTCCCGACACAGCCGAAGCAGGAGGACAAAAGAATAAGACAGAGTATAAGGATGGATTTATTACGACCCGCTACGGCCCCTGTTATTACAATAAGAGCAGCAATTCTTATACGAATATTGATTCTTATTTAAAATGGAAAAAGAAGGCTTTTGACGATTTAAATGATACCGATTTAGCATTTATCTCTTCACTACCAAAAGCCGTCATTCATTCGGGAAAGCCGTTTAAATTACATATGGGACGCTATGGATTGTATTTAAAAGATGATAATAATGTTAATCATAAATTAGAAAAAAAATTGTGGTCTTCATATGTTTGATTAGCTTACTTGCTTACTAATCATACGGCGATAACCCCTTTTTACCATAAATATACCAAGATTTCGTATATTTATCTTCAAAATTAGGATGTTCTATATTATTATGATGGTCTATATCTACGCAATTATTTATATATTTATTGCATTTCTTGCATAGCCAACAGTTATCTTTTTTGTTATTATTATACATCCTTTTTGCTCTTTAATAATTTACTTAGATTTTTATTTAGGTTATGTAGCTCGTATGAAATATTTGACATTGATGTAGCTATAGTTACGCCATATTCATCAACAAAAAGGGTATTTAGCATATTATATAATTTCTCATTTGTCAAAATATCAAGGTCTTTTGTTTCATCATCACTATCATCACTATCATCACTATCGTCTTCATCGTCTTCATCGTCTTCATCGTCTTCATCGTCTTCATCGTCTTCATCGTCTTCATCGTCTTCATCGTCTTCATCGCTATCATCTTCGTCATCTTCATCGTCGTCTTCATCGTCGTCTTCATCATCAACGACATCTTTATCTTCTCTTTTATTTCGCTTTTTGTTTTCTTGTTCTTCAGTGCCAGTGTCTGTTTCGCTTTCTTCTTTAATTTCACAGCATTCGTCAATATCTTTATTTACAGCAACATTTTTGGAATCGTGCGATTCCTTGCTCTCTTTAATAACACATTTTTTACTCTTCTTCTTCTTCTTCTTTTCAGCATTTGATACATTATTCATACTGTTGAGAAATGCCATTAAATCCATATTATTTAAATTTAAACCTTCCATATTGTATAAATTATAATACAATAATATTTCTTATATATATTTTTATAGATATTTATAAAGTTTGTTTTTATTAAGATATATTAGAATAAGAATATATAATGGAAGATTTAATTTATTCTGTAAGTTTATTGTTTGGCATACTTATTGTATTATTAATAATTATATATTATGATTTACTAATAAATATCAATAAGGACAAAAGAGATGATATAATTGAAAAATATGAAGACTATGAAGACTATGAAGGAAGTAGGGCGACGGATGATTTAAAGGAACAAGATATGCCCGCAAAGAATATTATTATGACAAGCGAGGATATAAAGGCAGGTGATGAGAACTATAAGCATATCATATATGAAAAAAATATAGTAGATAAATACAAAATAGCAAGCTTTTTAAAATCGCCCTCGTTGAAGATGTTAATATCCTCTTTTGAGAAAGAAGATAATCGCGCTAATATAGAGCATTTTCAATGGAACAAAGATAATGATAGACGAGATTTCATCGTATCCATAGATGATACGCCGAAAATACATAGATTTCCTTTTAATCCTAGCATATACGGATATAATTTGAGTAATATTACGGTTGAAATAGATAATCTCAGGAATAGCAAAGATAACAGCGAGAATGCTATAATAAATGAGTTGGCTGTATTCTTTAATTTAAAATTGAATGATATAAAGGGAGCTGTAGGCGAGGGCCAATTGATATGTATAAATAGCTATGATTATCAAAATATATATATAAATATAATTGAAAATAATAAGCCGAGATGTTATGAAGGCGAATCAATAAATGTTGATGATAATTATGGAACATTAAATGATATTCAAGGTGGCGATATCTATAGTTATTCTTCAAATACCCAAAAGACCTATGATATTGTCTTAGATATCAATTCAAATAAATATTATATTAGAGATATATCCGAGGATATTATGAGGGATCCCGTAATCTTTATGGGATTGACAATAAACAAAGATAGAATCGTTTTTTATATTAATAAGGAGATTGCTATATTTGAGAGATTAGATGACAAGTTAATTATTATAGATTACCCCATATATATCAATAAAAACAAGCAATGTGATATTACACTTTATAGCGCAGCGCTTATTATAAACAGCAATAATATACACAGTGATATGGAAAAATATGAACTTTATAATAAATATAATCTTTATGACAAAATCAATATATAAGCAAATATAAGCAAATATATAATTATATATAAACTAAATGTCAAAATCAGCAATATTAATATTAACCCAAAATACTGTTGAGCGCAAGATATATCTTAAAACTTCTCTGTATTTTTTATTTAGAAACTTTAATGCCTGCTTTAAATATCCTGTTATTATTCTACATCAAGGGGATTACGATATTGATGCTATTAGCGAGATAACTACATCTATAAGGAAAGAATATAGATATTTGGTGGATTTCAAAAAAATAGATAGTAGCGATTTTGATGTACCAGCTAATATAGACACCGATAAATTGAATAGATGTTTAGAGGCTACGCCGGTTCCTTATTGGAGAAATAAAAATTATAGGCTGATGTGTAATTTTTGGATAAACCACTTTATAAAATACTGCGACCAATATGACTATGTTATGCGCCTGGATGATGACAGTATAATTGAAGAGCCTATAAATATAGATATATTTAAAATGATGGAAGAGAAGGATCACAATTATATGTCTAATCTTATACACGTGGATTGTAGCATATGTAATTACGGTATGAAGGAGTTCTTTGAAAGCGCCGTGCCTAATAAGATTGACAAGTTATCTGAGTTATTTATGGAGCATTCTTTGGATGGCGGAAGCCCGCATTTTTCAAAGTTCAAGAAGCTATATCAGGCCTTAAATAACAAGGAATACGAGAGTAATTCTGTTAATATGGCGATGCCCGTAATGTACTATAATAATTTCTTTGTTACGAAAACGAAAATATGGAAGACGCCTGAGATTACAGATATTATTAATAAAATAAATGAAAACGGTAGCGTCTTTTATTGCCGTTGGGGGGATGCTCCTTTGCAAACAATTATTATGAAATTATATGACAATAATAAAATGACTAAACTTGATTTTAAATATAGCAAGAGATTACAGCGCGAATCCTTCAAAGACAATGATGGGATTTATCACAGTTATATGCCATCTTCTTACAGCGAAGATAGTTGCATAAGTAAAAAAAGGTAATTAGATGAAGAGCTTGAATTGATTATTTTTATTCCATATTTCTCTAATAACATTATTACAATATTCGTGATTATAGATATGCTCGGGATGTATTATGCTACCGTAATTAATATTAGAGATTGTTATAGGATATGTAATTATCCAGGAATTGGCGGCGATATATATTATATTATCAGCAGCCGACCATTCGCATTCTTTATGAGATAGATCATAGGACTTCGAATCTATAACATATTTATCAAGCAATTTCTTAGCTCCTTTTCTTGAAACTAAATAATATCCAGTAGAGGGATAATCGTAATCTCTTATTTTTATTAGTTCATTGTATTTCAAAAAATGTTCATTATACATCTTGATAACACTTGGATGTCCATTAGTATGTAATTGTAATATCTCAATAGATTCTTCGGAATCCTTAAAACTCTCTTCTGTAATTTTCATATGTAATAATATTTTTTCAAAGTTAATTTTTTCAATTACCATATCATCCTCAACGATGCAAAAATATTGTTCTCCATCTTCATATCCTTTCTTTATAGCTTTTAGATGTGAAATAATACAGCTCAGTTCTTCTTGTGTAGCAGCATCAGATTTAGGATTTCTTTTAATAGTATAATCCTTAATAGTAGCAGGTGTTTCTGCTTCTATACGAATATTATCTATTTTCTTATTACTAAACTGCTCTTCCATATACTCTCTTCTATCATAACATTTCTCTATGTTAATCCAATAGTGCTTCATATTTATTGTAATATATTTAATAATCTTTATATATGGGGGGAAACCGCCCCCAACGCGGTTTTATAGTGGGGGAGACCGCCCCCAACGCGGTTTTATAGTGGGGGAGACCGCCCCCAACGCGGTTTTATATGATGGCTAATGAGAGGCTAATGAGAGGCTAATGAGAGGCTAATGAGAGGCTAATGAGAGGCTAATGAGAGGCTATTTAGAGGCTATTGAGAGGCTAATGAGAGGCTATTTAGAGGCTATTGAGCTATTTATAATACCATTATGATGTATCAAAAAGAAACCAGATTTTTCAAAAAATTGAAAATTTAATTTTGAGTACATCTCTTGATTTATTTTGTAATTTCTAAAAAACTTTTGAAATTTTTGAAAAAACAGAAAGATGTACTCAAAATTAAAATTGAAAAAAAATATAAATATTCTAGTGTCTCAAGAACTGCTAAGGTAATCTAAGTATTTTTATAATAATTATAGAGATATTATTGAGAGGCTATTGAGAGGCTAATGAGAGGCTATTTAGAGGCTAATGAGAGGCTATTTAGAGGCTATTGAGAGGCTAATGAGAGGCTATTTAGAGGCTAATGAGAGGCTATTTAGAGGCTATTGAGCTATTTATAATACCATTATGATGTATCAAAAAGAAACCAGATTTTTCAAAAAATTGAAAATTTAATTTTGAGTACATCTCTTGATTTATTTT